TTAAATCTTTTGAATATCTAGGGTCTCTCCACCAATACATTTCGGTAATTCTAAAGTCATTCATACCTTTGATTGCCTGACTGTATATTGAATAGTAAATCGCATCAAATCCGTTTGGTGTTGAAATTACAATAACTTTACCTCCTGTTGAAAGAGACGCCATACAAGCAGACCAAAAATCTTCATCTGCATCAATATAAGCCGCTTCATCAAAAATAAGTATTGTTGGTGTATATCCACGTAACGCATCTTTTGAAGTTGCAACCGCCTTAACTTCACATCCATTGGTTAATTTAAAATGTCTTTGTGAATTTTTTTCAGCAGAAAACCCAACACCCATCCATTTTGGCCATTGGTCAACGAACGCCCTGACTTTATTTGCCATCTCAACCGCAGTATCAAGTTTGTTTGCAATAATTAGAATCTTTTCAGGTTTCTCTTTTTTAGCAAATACTAATCTTTTTGATGCCCATGCGGATGTTACTGTAGATACACCGGCTTGACGATACTTTAATGCTATATTTTCATCACATTGGTCGTAGTCTTTTACAAGGGTAACTTGGTCGTTAAATAATTCTAACGGAACGTATTTTGATTGTGTATTATCGTAAGTTTGTAAATAGGTTTTAAGTGCGTAAGGGGTATCATTTACACATTTGGCGTATTCCAATAAAGCTTGTTCTCTCGTTAAAGACATTCATTATCTATTGTTTCCTTTAATTGCACTTAATAACTCACCCTTAGTTGTATGTGGAGGTAAGTGATCTTCAATAAGTCTTAATATATTTTCTTCTAATTTTTTTATATTTTCTTTTGACTCTGTTTTTTTCTTGTGTTCTGAACCTTTAAAACCACCAATGTTTTTTGCAAAATTTGCCATTTTAACAACCGAAGGATCATCTGATTTCATTGCCGCTGAAATACATTTTTTAGTAACTTCACCATCTGAATCTAAACCTTCTTTTTTACACCATCTACCGAATTTACCTTCAGTCCCTTTAGTGCCCATTTTTTTCGTGGCTTTTTGAATAAATTTTTCTGAACCTTCTTTTGATTCAACTTTTTTTGGTAAACCTTTATGTTTTGTTGATGCAAAATCTTCTAAATCTTTTTCTGACATTTTAGTTGCCATATCTTTGACTGATTTAGTAACTTTAGATTTTGGAGTGTCTCCTCTTTTTACTGATAATGCTAGACCCATAATTTTTTGTTGTTGTTTTGATACAGATTTTTCTTGTATTTCTGTTTCACCAATAGACGCTGTATCAGTTTTAGGGTCAAAATTTACTTTATTTTTATCGGCGACCGCTTTAGTTGCATCCAAAAATTTATCTTTATCTGTCTTATCGCCTAAGTTGTATTGTTTTATTGTTTTTGTTACTTCTTCTTTTGGTTCCTTTTTAATTTTTTTTGTTTTTTCATACAATAAATCTATTTGTTTACTGTTGAAGTTTTCTAGAGTTTTCATTGAAAATCCTTCGTGTAATAATGTTTCAATTTTATAATTAATATGTTTCATCTTGAACTAAATTTTTTTCCCAATTTAATACGACATCTCTTTCGTATAACTTATCATTAACGGATTCTATAGTTTCACCGTAATTAAAAACTAATCTTTTTCTTTTGTGAATCAAAATATCATCACTGTCCGATCTTTCCCAAGCCAATGCAATAACACCATCTATGGCATCATATACACCAAAAAAATCAGAATTTTGAATTAATGTAAGTGAAATATCAGAATTTCTTAATACCCCCACTTTTTTTATGTAATTTATTTCAGGAGGTAACGGTTTACCTGATGCTGGTTCTGCATCCCAATCTTCACCCCATACATCATCCAAATCAGAAAATATAAATTCATATATATTATCTCCTCTAAAATTTGGACCCAATTCGTTAACGTACACTAATTTCATAAAACTTGACCTCTTGGTGTTACTTTAATCTGTTTTCCGTTTTTAGTAAAAATTAAATTCTCTTTATTTGTTTTACCAATAAATTTTGCATTTTCTTCTAATAATTTTAACCCCTCTTTCATTTGTGGTACACTTTCGCTTAACTCCCTCACTTCTTCTTTTAAATTAAGTTTTTGTAGTTGATTTTTAAGATATTCCTTTTTTCTTTTTTCTTCTAATAACGGTTTTTCACTAGGTTTGATATTAAAATAACTACTTAATAATTTTTCAACTCTTGATTCTCCGTACATTGAATAGGTTTCTTTTGGTTCTGTTTCCATTGGTGGTTGAGTTTCTCCCATATCGTTCATTTTGTCTCCACCCATATTAAAATCTTCTTCTGACGAGATATCTAATTCTCCCTCACCTTCAGCACCATAATCAGGCTCTTCTTCGTCAAATTTAGATAATATATCATCTCTATCATCTTCTTCTAAATTATCTAAATTTAATGCTGATATAATTGAATTTAAAACATATTTAATATCATCAGACTCTAAATTTTTTTCTTTTTCTATTGATCTTAATCTTTGACTTAATTTTCCTGTTAACCTTTGAATTGATTTGAAGCTTGGTGCTTTTTGTTCACCTTCTTCACCACCTAAATCAAAATCATCTTCTGATGGTGTAGGTTCTTCTCCACCCATTCCTGAGTCTTCAGGCGCACCACCCATATCACCCATTCCTGACTCTGTAGGTGCACCGCCCATATCACCTGAAGGTGGAGTTGCAGTATCCGTTGGTGGTGGAGTTGCAGTATCCGTTGGTGGGGTTGCCGTATCCGTTGGTGGTGGCGTTGCTGTATCCGCTGGTGGTGGAGGGGTTGCTGACATTGGGTCACTACCAACATCAGGAGTTTTATTTCCCCCTTTAGGTAGTTTTAGTACAAACTTTTTTTTTTGACCGGCTTGTTCGCCAATTAAAGAAATACCTTCTTCATTTTCGTAAACACGATTTAATTCAGCGGCAGTAAGGTTTAATTTTTTCATTGCCTCTGAATACGATCTAAAGTATTTTCTTTGTCTCATTTGATCAGTATAATCTAATGTAGATTCATTTAATCCTTTTTTAATGATATATCCTAATTTTTCTTTTACAATACCGTAAGTTAATCCATCAGATAATTGAACTGTATAATTAGTTGTATTTAATTCATTGATATTTTGTTTTGGCGTTTCTTTATATGTTGCAATTTCTAAAATTCTGTTGATTTTATCCATACCTTGCAATTTTTCACTACCAAGTGGTCTCAAGTCTCCCATTTTTTTTATCTTTTTTAACTGTTTAGTCCATTAAATCCACCAATAGCAACTGCACTACATTGTTTTGCCTGTTGGTTATTTGCGTCTGTCCATTCAGGTTTAGGTGTAGTAAATGTAACAATTGAAGTACCTCCTGTTACATTATTTGCAACACCAGTAACTACGGTGTTATAATAATTATTTGTACAAGCAGTTGTTGGCATAGTTTTTTATATATAAATATACGTTTATTTAATAAATTTTATTTTATTCTGTTTTTTCTTCTTCTAATGATAATTTTTTATCTACAAAGTCATTTTTAAAGTTTTCTAATTTACCTATATATCCATTTCTTCTTAAATACTTAAACACTAAATTTTCATAAGAATATTCACCCTCTCTTTTTAATCCACAAGTTCTATATTTTCTCAATTTTTCTCTATATTTCTTTATAAGTTTCAAAGCACCTTCAATATCTTCATCTTTAGCATTTTCTAAAACACCGTCGATAATATCTATCCATTGTTGTATTTTTGATTTTAATTTTTTTTCGTCAATAGAAAAATCTTCTATTTTTGGTATCTTTAACCATTTGTCTTCCATTAGTGAATAAACCCCTTGGCTTTCATTTTTTTCATTTAGATCTTGCACGTATAGTTCTGTTTCGAAACCTTTAATCATTATGTCATGTGCCGCATTGAATACAGATTTTTTTAATCTAAAAAGTTCTTCATATAGTTCTTTATTTTCTCCCGCCTCTTCAAGATCTATTACAATATGTATATCAAAATCTGAAAATTCGCTCCAATTATAACCAACTAAAGAACCAACAAAAATAATGTCTTGAACATAAAGATCCGTATCCAAGTAATCTATAAATAATTCAGCAACTTTATCTAATCTTTCTTTTATTTCAGGTCGGAGTTTATAGTTTTGAGCATTTTTATCTCCCATATATTTTTCATTTGGTAAAAACCAAACATCGGGATTTAATTCATCCTGTAAATAAAAACTATTAATTATTTTTTTACTTATTGCCATGTATATAAATATGGCGCAAAAATTATTTATCTAATTTTTTGTATTTATATGTTTTTGAAATTTGTGAATTGAAAAATTTACCCTGTGACTCGGATAAACGAAACTGAGCATAAATGTTATGTGGAACTTCATCATATTCATATGTCATACCATTATTAAATTCTACGAGTAATTTTTTACTATCGGTGTCGTACTCAGTTTTTTTTAAATTACTTGATTGTATTTCACAAGTTATTTTTGTACCCTCTATTGTTGTTTTTTTTATTCCCATAACTTTTTATTTAAATAAATAATATTAAATAAAAAAAAATCCACCTAAACTGGTGGATTTTAAACTCAAAATAAGAACATTTTTATTTTAAACTCCTAATCTTATCTCTTAATTTAATTGCTTTTTCAAAATCTTGTTTTTTTATACATTCATTTAGTTCTTGATTGAGTTTAGATAATTCATCTTTGTTTTTTTCCAATTTATTTATTTTATCTCGTAGTTCAACTGCTTTTTCAAAATCCTGTTTTTCAACAGATTCATTTAATTCGTATTTTAATTTTGAAATTTCATCAATACTTTTTGAATTATCTGTTTTTCTGGTTAAAAAAGAATAAGAAAATAGACCGGTGTCTGATACATAAGTTCTTCGTTCCCATTCGCCATTTTCATCATTTCCTTTTTGTACTTGTTCTTTTCCTGTTTGTGGATTAATTTCTTTGAAAAAATCTTCAATTGAATCTAAATCTTTAAATAATCGGTTTAAATTGTGAAAATTTCTAAATAACATAATTTTAATTTTTTTTTAAGTTTATTTTTACATTTTTTTACCAAATAAATGCCAAATGTAAATATATGACAAATTGTCAGTATAATAAAAAAATTACTGACAATATTTCTAATATTATATAAATTGTTGATTATTTTAAAGTATTTTATTAAAATTATCTTAAATAAAACTTTAAACCTAAAACAATGATTGAATCATTTGACGACTCTGAAAAATCAAAAAATAAAAATACAGATAATAAGACAAAAACACCTGTTTTAGATAACTTTTCAAGAGACCTTATAAAATTAGCCGAAGAAGGTAAATTAGATCCTGTTGTAGGTAGAGAAAATGAAATTAATAGGATTGCACAAATTCTTTCAAGAAGAAAGAAAAACAACCCAATTATATTAGGAGAACCTGGTTGCGGTAAAACAGCCATTGTTGAAGGTTTGGCCAAAAAAATATTTGATGGTGAATGTCCTCAAAATTTATACAACAAAAGAATAGTTTCATTGGATCTTACTTCCATAGTTGCCGGTACAAAATATAGAGGTCAGTTTGAAGAAAGAATGAAAGTTATTATGGAGGAACTTTATAATAATCCTGACATTATAATCTTTATTGATGAAATTCATACAATGATAGGTGCAGGAAATGCTTCGGGTTCAATGGATGCATCAAACATATTTAAACCCGCACTTTCAAGAGGTGAACTTCAATGTATTGGTGCCACCACATTAGAAGAATATAGAAAAAATATTGAAAAGGACGGAGCACTTGAAAGAAGATTTCAAAAAGTTATGGTGGATCCTTCTTCAAAAGAAGAAACATTTCAAATAATTAAAAATGTGAAAGATAGATATGAAGATCACCATAAAGTAAAATATAGTGATGAAATATTATGGCTTTGTGTTGAATTGGCTGATAGATACATAACTGATAGAGAATTTCCTGATAAGGCATTCGACATTATAGATGAAGTTGGCGCAAGATCTCAAGTAGAAATTAAGTTACCTGAAATTATAGAAGAACTTAAAAGACAAGCAGAAGAAATAAAAAAAGAAAAAGTTAGAGTTATCAATAGCCAAAGATATGAGGAGGCGGCCAATTTAAGAGATAAAGAAAGAAATATTTTAAATGATTTAGAAAAAGAAAAAACTGATTTTGAAAAAAATAGAAACCTATTCAAAAGTGAGGTAACCGAAGATGTGGTATATGATGTTGTATCTTTAATGACCAAAATTCCAATATCAAAAATTTCAACAGATGAAACAGAACAATTAAAAACATTAAAAGAAACTTTATCAACAAAAGTTATAGGTCAAGACGACGCGGTTGCAAAAATATCAAAAGCAATCCAAAGAAATAAAGTTGGTCTGAATGATCCAAAAAAACCAATATTTAGTGGACTATTGATTGGTAATTCTGGTGTCGGCAAAACGGAACTTGCAAAGCAATTGGCAAAACATATGTTTAATACTGAAGACGCACTTATTAGATTAGATATGAGCGAATTTTCAGATAAAATTGCAACATCAAAACTTACTGGAACTGCACCAGGTTATGTTGGTTATGAGGACGGGTCACCATTTTTAAATAAAATTAAAAATAAACCTTATTCTGTTATTTTGTTAGATGAAATTGAAAAAGCTCACCCTGAAATATTCAATGTATTTTTACAAATGTTAGACGAAGGATTTTTAACTGACGGACATGGAAGAAAAATTAATTTCAAAAATACAATAATCCTAATGACATCAAATGTTGGTACAAAAATAGTTCAAGATTTTGGGACAGGTGTTGGATTTTCTACAAGTTCAAAAACAGAAAGAAAAGAAGAAGAAATAAAATCTATGTTAGAAAAGGAGTTATTTAAAAAGTTTGCACCTGAATTTATTAATAGATTTGATGAAATTATATATTTCAAAGATTTAAATGAGGATGATTTATTAAAAATTGTTGATTTAGAACTTGAAAAAGTTTATAAAAGAGTTGAAGGAATTGATTTTGAATTAGAAGTTGATGATAGTTTGAAAAAACACATAATAACGATAGGTACTGACACTAGATTTGGTGCTCGAATATTGAAAAGGACCATTCAAAAGTGGGTTGATGATGCAGTTACAGATAAAGTAATTTCAGACAATCCAGAAAAAGGATCAAAATTTGTTCTTTCTTATAATGAAAAAGATAAAAAAACTGAAGTTAAAATAAAAAAACCAACAAAAAGAAAAACAAAAATTGGTTAATTGTTAAAAAGTTTTTATCTTTGTAAAAAAAATACATGAACTTAAATAAATTCAAAGAGTTACTATCGGTCCCTTCTAAGACATATCAAGAAGAAGATATGGTGGAATATCTTTGTAATGAATTAGACACAATTCCAGGCGTCTCCTACTACCGAGATGATATGATGAATATATATGCGACTAAAGGTGAATTAAACAAAGGTGAATTTTATCCAATGTTTATTGCCCACACGGACACCGTTCATCATAAGGTAGATAAAATTATAGTAAAAGAAGAAGACCTCATCAGACCAAATACATTTGGAAAAAAGTTTGATGAGGTTAAAGTCCCATGTTTAAAGGCATACACCGAAGATGGAAAACCAACAGGTATTGGTGGTGATGATAAATGTGGTATTTTTATTTGTTTAGAGTTATTAAAGACTTTAGATAAAGTAAAAATTGGTCTTTTTGTTTCAGAAGAAACAGGTTGTCACGGATCTTCAAAATGTGATGAAAACTTCCTACAAGATGTTGGATATATCACACAATACGATGCACCAGGAAATCATTTAATATCCGAGATATGCTCGGGAGTTCGTTTATTTGAACGTGATAGTGAATTTTTTATTAAATCAATTGACGCAATTGAAAATGCATTTAAAAATGAAATGCTTGTTCAATCTCACCCTTACACCGACATATCACAATTAAAAAAGAAAATTGATGTTTGTTGTATCAACATGTCATGTGGTTATTACAACATGCATTCAAACCAAGAATTTGTTTCAATAGAAGATGTTGAAAATGCAATTACCGCAGGATTAAATATGGTTAAAGAATTGGGTTTGAAAAAATATAAGTATGAATATAAACCAATTGTATATACACCACAAACAGTTATGAACTCATTACTTCAATTTGAAGATGATGAAGAGGAAGATTATCCTGTTCATCAATTAGAAAGTATTGATGTTATTGAAGAAAAAGATGGTATTACAATATCAGATATTTTTTATGGTAATAATCTTTTTATAAATGATGATGATTTGGTGTATTTATATGAGATATTAAAGGAACGTCTTATTTCTAAGTATTGAAAATCTATCAAGGTGTTCCATCATATTAAATAATTTTTCGTTATATATTATATTAACAATTCCATCAATATCAGTTTTTCCTACCTTAGCGCTCCATTCATTTGGTTTTTTAATTTTATACACAATTTGACCGGTAGATGGATCTATAATATCTATAAGAATATCGTATTTTTTATCTTTTGTTCTAATCCATTTATTAATTCCTCCAAGTTGAGATACTTTATCTATAACTTCTAAATATTTTTCACCATAATTTTCAGTATTAGTTTGTATATCCTCTAATTTTCTTTCTAATACTCTTTCAGCTTCACTATTCCAAGTAGTTTCAAATTTTTCAGCATCCCAAAAATTATATTGCATTTCATAATACTCAGGTAAATGTGAAATATTTTCTTTTTTAATTGCATTAAATAGTAAATCTAAAAAATTATCTTCGTCGGTTCCAAAACGAGCAAATAACATTACACAAGACCCCCAATCCATTTCATATTTCCAAAAACAATATTTTTGACTATATCTTTCAACACCAACATTTCTTAAACAATTACAATACGTATCTTCAATTCCTTTTGGTACTTCATCTACAACTGCCGCGTAATTTGCATCTGAAAAGGCCTCCGTTATATTATCACCAAGATTTATTGTATCTAAAAAATCTCTTATTTCAATATTTAATTCTGAATCAAGAGGTGATCCTTCTTTTAACATTGTTGAAATTTTTAAATAAATTGTTGGTGATAAAAATCTTGCAATATCTCTAACTAATTCTAAATGGTTTTTTCTAAATCTTTCTGTAACATATCCTTCTCTCCAATCTTCGTAATCCCTATCATTAAAATCTTCATACCAAGACCAATTTCCTGAATACATTGCTTCATAATTTCTAGCATCATATTCACCATCACTACCTTCTTCATATTCTTCAGGAAAAAAGAATTGTAAATAATCAGATAAACCATCAAAAGTAAAAATAATACCATCATAAGTGACTTTAATAATGTCACCATAATCTTTACCGTTTGAATCTTCAAAATAAACTTCACGAGGACTCAGTCTACCTTTTGCTAAACGTATGATTTTTTCATAGTCAGACATTTCATCAACATCTTTTTCTTCGTCAGTTTCAAAGATAAATTTTTTTCTCAACATATTTATATAAATATATTGGATAATCAAAACAAATATATTATCTTTGTATAAGTTCTTTGAAAATAACATTACGATATATGGGTCTATATTGGAATTGACGGGCATTGGTTGAATAAAAGAAGCATGTAGGGACTGAATTAATCTCTTTAAAAACTGATTCACAAAACAACTGGCAATGTGCTAAACAACCTTGAGACTTTGGGTCTAATCTCAACTCAAGAAGTAACTGTAGCTTAAGAAGTTAACGGATACGCGAGCCGGTTCACATACGCTCAGGAACAGAAGTGACTAAGGTAGATTACCACTAAACCCGAAATTGAGTGGTCTATTGGTTTTTGGTTTACGATAGTGAAGAACAAACCATACTTGTTTTTGATCAAGATAAAATCAAATATTTTGGGGTATTATAAAATACCAACCTAAACATGTAGTCGTCTTTTAAACAAGATGAGCCGGACGAGGGAGTCGGAGCCCTCTAGATCCACCAACGGATCCCACTATTTAATTATGGTGGGATTTTTTATTTGTATTTTTTGTGTAGACGGACTGTTTTTTTGTGGAGATGTGAATATTTATATAATAAACATCATGGCAAATAGAAAAAAAGAATTAGTAGTATGTTCAAACCCCGATTGTAAAAAAGAATTTTATAAAGATTCATCTGAAGTTACAAGAAACAATAAGATTGGTAGAAAAAATCACTGTTCTTTAAAGTGTTGTGGACATACCAGTCACGAACATTTAAAAAAGTATAGTAAAGAGAATGTAAAATACTTAGAATCTCAGTGGGGTAACAGAAGGGATGAGTTTACCGGATTAAGAGAACATTTTAGAAGGTTAAAAAAAAGAAAACATTATTACGATGTTGGGTTGGAAGATTTATTAGAATTATGGAATAATCAAAAAGGTATTTGTCCATATAGTGGGGTTAAGTTATTACATCCAAACGAAGGTGGTAATAACCTAAATACCGCATCTTTAGATAGAATTGATAGTAAAATAGGTTATGTTAAAGGAAACTTACAGTTTATTAGTATCATTTGTAACCAAGCAAAAAATAGTCTTACACACGAAGAAATGTTAACGTTCTTAAAAACGGTATGTGATTTTTATTCAAAAAAAGAATAATAAAAAACCCACTCTTTTGAAGTGGGTTTTTGTTTTTTAGGATAAATCCTTAATTACTTAACAACTTCTGTTGTAGCGTCTGTTGTACATTCTTTTGTAGAATCACAACACTCTTTAGTTGCTTCGTCAGTTGCGTTTTCATTTTTCTTTTCACCACAAGATGTCATAAGAGAAATTGTCGTGAAAAAAATCATAGAAAAAAATAAATTTTTCATTTTTAAATTGGGGAATTTAAGTTTATTACATTAATAATTATATAAAATATTTAAAAAGTCAAGAAATAGTTTGTCAGTTAGAAAAAAATACTTATCTTTGTATTGTAATCATTTATATAAACCCTTAAAAATAAAAAACATGAAAAACTTAATTATCACCGCAATTTTCTTCTTGATTAGTTTCATTTCTTTCTCACAGAAAATAAAATTCTTGACATCTGATTGGTCTTATTTAATAACTAATCCTAAAGATCTAACAATAGATGATTATGAAAAAATATTAAGATCTGGGGGTTTAAATTCGTCACAAGGTTTAAACTATTATGATATTGATTTAGATAATAAAATATATATTCATGGGTATTTAGATGATAGTGGAGAAAATTTTGTATACAACAAAACTAAAATAGAAAAATTAATTTCAAATGAAAAATATATTAAATTTGAAGTTAAAACAAAAGATTTTGGAGTTGTAAACTGCATTATCCCAAAAAATAAAAAATTAGGTTTAAAAATGGTTTTTTCTTGTAGAGTATCTAATTCTTCATCAAAAATGATTGGTTTTATATAAAAAAAGGGAGTTTAAACTCCCTTTTTTTATTTTATATTATATTTTTTTAAATTGTGTACCCACTATTTTTACCATATATTCCCAAGTAAGCCTTCAATTGACCAGGATTTCCAGGTGCAAATTTTTTAACGTTTGCCATAGATTTTGCACTCGCATTTTTATCACACCAAGCCCTAAACTGTTGACCGACAGGTCCGTTAGGTTCGAAAACAGTTTTAGGTCCATCACCACTCGGGGAGTCATGTAAAACATTTGTTGTAAAAGTACTATTTTTACTCTCACCACAAATTAAATAAGCAGTGTCAGTTTTTAAACTTTCAAAATTTTCTCCATTCCACCTCATAACACTAGGAAAATTCACTTCCCAAACACTTATGTCTCCACCTTGTTTACCACCAACCATTTTACCAATTGTTGGTTGTTTTAATACATATGATACAATCTTTGTTGTGTCATGAAACCCAGCGTCTAGCGCCTTTTTAAGACTTTGTTCGTTCATAACTCTTTTCACAATTCTTGCTAAATCGGATTCAGTCAATCTAATAATTCTTTTCATAATTTTTAATTATTTGTTTATTAATTTTTATTTCTTTTACAAATAAATATATCAATAAATAAAAAAGTTTGTAAAAAAGAAAAAAAACTATATATTTGTATTATGCAAACATTTCTTCCATATTCAGATTTTAGAAAATCATTGGAATCACTTGACAACAAACGTTTAGGTAAACAACGTGTTGAGGCTTACCAAATCATATCTGCAATCACAGGTCGTTTACGTAAAGACGGTAAACCATATAAAGGTTGGTTAAATCACCCGTGTTCTGTTATGTGGAGAGATTACGTCAATGCACTTAAACAATATTACAACGACAGTATTGATGTGTGGAAATCTCGTGGTTTCAAAAATACAATGGAATATGAAGTTATTGAGGGTGAGTTTATTTTACCTCATTGGTTAGATTGTGAAGACTTTCACTCATCACATAGATCAAACCTATTACGTAAAGA